TATACCAACAAAAGCTGTTATCAACAAGCTCAGAGATATTCTGGCTAGCAATGTTGGCGGCGGAACTATGGATATGGTCTGGGGGCCAGAATTAAAGTTTACAGAAAGTCAGTCTCAAGTTTATAGATTTTTGGGTTCTGAAAAATATCAGCCCGTTTTGACCAGTATTTATGCGGGACTCGGTATTCCGCCTACTCTTACCGGCGCTGCTAGCGGTGGAGGTTATACGAATAATTATGTATCTTTAAAAACCCTGGTGGAAAGACTTGAGTACGGCAGAGAGGTATTATCTAATTTCTGGCGTAAAGAAATTGAAATTGTACAAAAGGCTATGGGCTTCAGATACCCAGCAGAAATACATTTTGATTCTATTATCCTTTCTGACGAAGCTGCTCAGAAAAATTTATTAATTCAACTTGCAGATAGAGATATAATATCTCAAGAAACTCTGCTTGAAAGATTCAGAGAAATACCAAGCATAGAGAAGGTTAGAGTGAAAAGAGAAGGAAGAGCTAGAGATACAGAAATATATACTCCTCAAAAGGCTGGCCCATATCATAATCCTCAACATGGAAATGATGTTGCTAAAATTGCTTTAACTAAAGATTTGGTTGATACCAAAGAATATCTTGAAAAGCATAATATTCCTCATAGGACTGATGAAATTGTTGAGCCGGAAAAGCCATCTACTGCGCCCCCTAATGATAACAGGCCAAGTGTCGAAGACGCTGGGCGGCCCATGTTTTCTAAAGATACTCAAAAAAGAAAGCAAAAAAGAGTGTTGCCCAGGAGTTCTGATACTACCACCGCTGTTATCTGGGCTATAGAGGCTCAAGATAAAATCTCTTCTATTTTGTCTCCTATCGCTTTGGCTCATTTTAACAAGAAAAATGTTAGAAGTTTAAATAAAGCTCAGGTTGACCAATTAGAGCATCTTAAATTATGTATTTTGTCTGGCATGACTCCTTTCATGGAGATAGACGAAGATGTAGTCAGGCAGTTGTTGGATTCTCAAAAAAATCCACCATCTGATTTTTCTTCTTTGGCTTCTGAAAAAATAGAAAGCTTTAAATCTCAAGCCAGTAGACAGCCAGTTAGCAATGAGCTAAAGCTCATATATGCTTCTGTCTTTGCTGAATTGAATAATTTTTAACCATAAAAATCTATTATTTTCATTTTTTGTGTATTATCACACTGGAGGCTATCTATGAAAATATATCAAACAGAAATTAAAGACGGTTTAGAAAACCAACTCAATAATAATAATTTAACATTTTGTTCTGTAGCTCAATCTTGTGCGCTCAGTGAAGAAGTTAAAGAAAAAATTATTGCCAGTAGTGATTTGACTTCTATGTTTTCTGCTGCTCAAAACAGTGATCAGCTTGATCTTTTTTATCTTCAGTCAATATTAGTTAGTACTGGCTGGAATAAAAATGATGACGTGTTTGACCCTGCTGAAACATGGGGCGCTAGAAACACACCAGAAGACAAGCCCTTTAATTTTATGCATAATGAAAAAGATATCATAGGTCATATAACTGGAAACGCTGTTGTTGATTTTGACGGTAACAAGATTGACGAAGACTCTGAAAATCCACCTAGTTCTTTTAATATAATTACCAATGCGGTTATATACAAGTCGTGGAGCGATATAGAGCAAAGAGAGAGAATTAATAAAATTATAGCTGAAATAGAAAAGGGCGAATGGTATGTTTCTATGGAGTGTTTGTTTCCTGCTTTTGATTATGCTTTACTCAATGATGATGGGCAAACAAAAGTCGTACAAAGAAATGAAGCTTCTGCGTTTTTAACGAAACATCTCAGGGCTTACGGTGGGGATGGTTTATACGAAAACTATAGAATTGGCAGACTTTTAAGAAACTTAGCATTCTCTGGTAAAGGTCTTGTTTCAAAACCTGCTAATCCACGTAGTATAATTTTGGACAAGAATGATTTTTTTGATGAGTCAAAATCACAAAATTTAACAATTTCTTCAATCAAGGAGATGAATATGTCAGATTTAGATAAGCAAGTCGAAGATTTGCGAGCAGAGTTGGCAGAAGCTAAAGCTGCCAATGAAGCACTTAAAGAAAAGGTTGTTGCAGAACAACAGGCCGAGTTTGAATCTAAGATTCAAGAGCTTGAGGCGACTATCGCTGAACAAGCTAAAAATTTAGAAGCAAAAGACGCCACTATTGCCGAGCAAGCTGAAGCAATTAAGAATGGCGAAAAAGATATGAAAGACAAGATGGAAGAGCTTCGTGAGATGAAGAAGAAAGAAGCGATGATGAAGCGCAAAGCTCAACTTGAAGAAGCTGGCTTGGATGCCGAAGAAGCTTCTGCCACAGTCGAATCTTTTGACGGTGTTACTGATGAGGCTTTTGAAGCAGTTGTTGCTGTTATGAAAAAGAAGTATGCCAAAGAGCATGATGATAAAAAAGAAGAGGAAAAAGACGCTAAAGCCGAAATCGAAGAAGAGCTTGATCCCGCCGAGGCAAGCGAAGATGTCTTAGAAGAAGCAGAGGCAAGTGAAGAAGTTGCTATTTCTGAAGTAGAGCCAGAGGTTGATCCTGCTGAATCTCTTCGTGCCGCAGCGAGTGAGTGGATTGGTTCTTTCTTACAGTCTACACCAAAAAATAAGTAATTTTTTAAAACAAAGGAGATAAATAATGGCTCTAAAATCAGATAGAAGTACTCTCGATGTCGATATTTCATTCTTCATGAATGAAGCCGCTACCAGGGGTGGAATTGCATCCCAAAGCACAGGTGGTTCTGGTGCCGCTATGGACCAAGGCGAAGCTTTGGTTACTTATGCTGCTCTTCCTTCTGGAAAGGTTCCTGTTGGTCTTTTGCTTAACGATATGGTTAATATCGACCTTACTCGTCAGCATTTAAACCAGCATAAAGATGAAGTTCAAAAGGGTGGAAAGGTTACGCTTCTTCGTAAAGGTTATGTTGTCACAAACAACCTTGAGGGAACAAGCCCAAGCGCTGGTGATCCTGCTTATGTAGCTCACAGTGGAAATCTTGCCACTTCTGACCTTTCCAATGATGATACTGACGCAGATGGTTCAACCAGAGTTGTTGGTAGATTCCTTTCTGGCGTAGATCAGGACGGTTATGCTAAGGTTTACATTGACCTTCCTAACACAAACGTTTAATTTAAAATAAAAGGAGATACCTAATATGTCGATTAAAGATAGACCATCAGCAGAATTTATTGAATTGCTAAAGCGCTCAGGCGCTTCCGATAAGGCTGTTGCTATTGAAGCACAGCGCGAAATCGCTAAGGCGCTTGAATTGCCCCTCAGAAAGGGCGTTCTTTTCGGTGATGTTGTTACATCAATTTATGAGGCTATGCCTCTTGAGCCTGGAGCAAGCCCAGAGTTTCCTTTGGATCTTTTGGCTCCTGGCACCGAAGTTGATCACGTAGCTTATACAAATCCCGGCAACGGTCGCATTCCAGAGCGTCACGTTGAAGGTGATTACGTCATGGTTAATACTTATGGCGTTACAAGCTCGATTGACTTCTTGCTCAAGTATGCTCGCGATGCTAACTGGAATGTAGTTGGTCGCGCGATGCAAGTTCTTGAGTCTTCTTTTGTTAAGAAGATCAACGACGACGGCTGGCACACTCTTCTCGCTGCCGCAGTTGATCGTAACATCTTGGTTTATGACGCAGATGCGGCTGCTGGTCAGTTCACCAAGCGTTTGGTTAGCCTCATGAAGACAGTTATGCGCAGAAATGGTGGTGGTAACAGCGTTACTGCTCCTGGTCGCTTGACTGATCTTTACTGCTCGCCAGAAGCTGTTGAAGATATCCGCAACTGGGGTGTTGATCAGTTGGACGAAGTTAGCCGTAGAGAAATCTACACCGCTTCTGACGATGGTCCAGCTATCACAAGAATCTTCGGTGTGAATCTTCACGACCTCTTTGAGTTTGGTGATAACCAAGAGTATCAAAGCTACTTCACTAGCGACCTCAGTGGTTCGCTTCAAGGTTCTGACGTTGAGCTTGTTATCGGGCTTGACCAAGGCGCTAGCGATAGCTTTGTTATGCCTGTCAAGAGAGAAGTTGAAATCTTTGAGGATGAAACTCTTCATCGCCATCAAAGACAAGGCTATTACGGCTTTGCCGAGATGGGCTTTGGTGTCCTTGACAACCGCAGAGTCCTTGCTGGCTCCTTCTAATTTTCTTAGGAAAAGGGAAGCGGGTGCTTGCATCCGCTTCTTTTTTTGCTATTATATAGCGATGTCAAGCATTCTGGTATGACATTACGATGGAATTTTATTTAAATATAATAGGTAAAAAATGGCAGCAACATCGCTCGATCTTTCTCAGATAAAAACTGATGCTCTTAATAGTGCAAGTACTTTTCGTGATTTGGTTGGTTTAGGGGCGGGTGATTCTGCCACTTTTAGTCAAGCAATAATAACTGGTGGCACTGTCACCGCTTCAACGCCAGTTATCAACGCTACTCAGACTTGGAATGACGCTGCCGTTACGTTCACCGGCATGAAAATGGACGTGACCGATACGGCAAGTGCCAGCGATAGTTTGCTGATGGACTTGCAGGTTGGTGGGACTAGTACGTTTAGTGTTGATAGACTGGGAAATGCTGTTTTTAATGGAAATGAAAACATTATACGTTTAGGCAGTAATAGTTTCGTATTAGGTTCAGGAACTCGTATGCGGTTTCAGATAGGTAGTGCCACTGCATGGACTGTTAAACCGACATCAGCACAAACATCTAGAGATGGCTCTATTGGTTGGTCTAGTACAGCAGATCCTGTTTACACGCCAGACCTTACGTTGTACCGTGATGCCGCCGGAACCCTCGCCCAACGCAACGGCACCAACGCTCAAGAGTACCGTCTCTACAATACCTACACTGACGCCAGCAATTACGAGCGCTTTAGTATTGGCTGGTCTGCCAACAAACTCTACATAGGAGCCGAATCCGCAGGCACCGGGTCAACCAGAAACGTCGAGATCAAAGTTGGAAACGCTCTCAACATCACCCACCCACTCGACGCCAACTTTGTATCCTTCGATAAAGATCGGTTCATCGGGATCAATATTAATGGGGCAAGCGCAAAGTCGCTTCCGGTAATCAAGAACGTCCTCATGCAAGCAAGAGGCACTCAGGACGAGGACATCCTTGGGCTTCGCGGCAATTCTACCGGATGGACATCTAGATTCTTGGTGTGTCAGGATTCTGCGCACGTCGAGAAGTTTGCGATCAACAATGATGGCACCACACAGCAAACTCCTACATGGAATGACGCTGCCGTTACGTTCACCGGCATGAAAATGGACGTGACCGATACGGCAAGTGCCAGCGATAGTTTGCTGATGGACTTGCATTTAGACGCAAGTAGTAGATTCAAAGTAAAAAAAGAGGATGGTGTAGATATACGCACAATTGGCAACAATAATGTTTGGCAAAAACATCTTTCTTTTAGATATAAAGCACTAGACGTTTTAGGTGGATATGAATATCGGATTGCAGAATTCCAATCTAAGACAAGCGGAGGAAGAAGCTTTGTTCAGATAGTAGATCGAGCTGATTATCAATACGCAGTGGTTTTTCGTTTAAGTCAAGATCCCTATATTGCAACACGCTCAGGCGGTTTTTTTGGATGGGTAAACAGTAATCCTGACACTAATCCTGATCCATCAATCGAAGACCTTCGTTTATACCGCGATGCCGCCAACACTCTCGCCCAACGCAACGGCACCAACGCTCAAGAATAT